CTTCCCTTTTATGGTAAAGAAGCCTACTATCAAATATCATTTGAGAAGGAGGCTTACGGGAATGAGAAGGACTTGGGCTACCTAAACAATAGAGTAAGGTATAATTGGATTTATCTTATCTTTGGTAAATAAAATAAATTAATTTATTATGAGTAAAATTACTGAAGAGGAGTTAGAACAACTCAAAGACCAAGAATCAAAGAAGTCTGCAATACTGCACGACTTAGGTGTACTTGAAACTCAGAAGCACGGTTTGCTTCACGCTTATGCTGTTATTCAAGATGAGCAGAACAAGAGTAAAGTTGCACTTGAGGACAAGTACGGTAAGATCAATGTAGATCTATCAGACGGTTCTTACGAAACAATCGAAGAGTAATCTTTAACACGGTACGGGGGCTTCAATGCCCCCTTACCTTAACTAACTAAAAATGGACAACAAAATTTCATTCCTTGCAGGATACATTTTAACTGCTGCCACCACCATTAGCGCAGCGGGCTTTTTAAACGCAATCATATTAGGTTTATTAGGTGGCTTCTTTGGTCTTTTAGGCAAAGAGACTTATTACTATGTCAGAAAAGAAGTGAAAGATAACACTCCTAAGGTTAAGTCTTGGGTTGCCGCTAAGATAGCCTGGATTAAGTCTAAGTTTTAATGCCAGAGAAGAAGAAGCTAAAAGATACGGCAGTTGGGAAGTTCTTAATGAGAAAACTTCCTGAGCTTGCAAGTGCAGCCCTTACTGAAGGCCCTTTAGGAGCTCTTAGAGAGCTTATCGACTCTGACCAGTCTATAGGACCAGCGGAGAAAGAAAGGCTCCACAATGAGCTTATAGAGGCTTACAAGGCGGAAGTGGCTGACCGAGATAGTGCAAGGAAGCGTGAAGTGGAGGTTGCTAAGACTGGAAAACACGATTGGCTGTTTAACTTAACTGGTATTGTAGGATTAGGCGCATTTGCCATTATCGTTTGGGCGATACTTGCCCTGGACATTCCAGAGCCCAACAAGGAGCTCTTTTACCATTTGATTGGTATTGTAGAAGGTGTTACGTTAAGCATCTTTGGTTACTATTTTGGAACGTCCATGAAGGACGATGACAAAAAGTAACCTCTTTAACATAGCAGGGTCTTTAACATAGTACGGGTATGAAGCTAACAAAGAACTTTGACAGAGAAGAGTTTGAGTGCACAGATGGATCAGAAATGCCAATAGATGTGCAGCTCAACATAGCCGAGTTGGCAATACAATTAGAAATAATAAGAGCGCACTTCAATGCGCCTGTTCGCATCAATAGTGCGTACAGAAGTTTAGAATACAACAGAAGTATAGGATCTGAAGATAGCAGCCAGCACGTCTTAGGTCGTGCGGCTGACATTACCATAAAAGGAGTGTCCCCTGATGATGTAGCAGATGCTATAGAGTTTCTTATAACTACAGGGATGCTTAAAGAAGGAGGAGTAGGTAGATATAATACCTTTACTCACTACGATATAAGAGGGGAAAGAGCAAGATGGAACTATAAGACTCTTTGATATAGTTCTCCCCTAATCCGAAGTAATCTTTTCGTTGATTATGTCAAGTTGCTATCGCTTTAAGCTTCCGCAACTTGCAAAGGAGCCTTATAAGCAATGTAAAGTTACGACTTTTTTTTTACATTGTCAAGTTTGCATATTCAAAATATTTTACTATCTTTACATAAGATTAAATACGCTGTTACTTTCTATTAAACAAAGGGGAGGTGTAAGATGTTAAGGGAAACCTATCTTCGTGGGAGCCTCCCCAATGTTTATGAAGTTATGAAGTTATGAAGTCGGTAGAAGACAAAGAAGACGAAATAGACACAGAAGGATTAAAGGTTCTTAGGTGGTCCATGTTTGACTCACCTGACTCTCCTGGTTCTGGATATAAGTTTATGGAGAGAGAACCTGTAGTAGCTCTCGATAGAGCTGCGCACAGGTACGAATACAGACCCAATGTTATATTAGGATATACATCAGCAACTGTAGCGAACAAAATGAGATTAGCAACCACAGATAGTCACAGAGTTGGTCATGCAATTCGGATTAGATGTGTGGGCCAAAGAAAGAGGCTTACTCTTATTAGAACACTCATGGAGCAGGGAGTAATGAGATTTGCAGTAGACAAAGAAACGGTCTACTTTGATACAGATCCACTTAAACCTCCTGCCTTTTATTTATGGACCTGAATCTTTCCATTAAGTAGTTTCATTAGTTTTTAGTTAGTTTGTTTGGTTTGGAGGGGCTTTGCGGCCCCTCTTTTTTCCTCAAATGTTAAAGTTTGTTAAAGTACTTGACACATTATTAACAAATCTATACTTTTACACAAAACAAATTAATCATGTACAATTTAATGTCATTTAAAGAGGCTCGCATAGAAGCCTTACTAAAAGAGCAGGAACGGCTTAAAAACCGTATCCAACAACTGGAAACATACATCTTTGAGGTATGTGATCCAGAGTGCCCTAAAGTCTATAGGGATGTGGTTATTTCAGAAGTCTTCAAGACCACAGAAGACGTTTAATTTATTTTAACTATATTTACTACAATGGAACTATCATTTCAAGAAAGATTACTAAAGGTCCAGTCTGAGCTTAAAGCTCCGAAGGGACAGTTTAACAACTTCGGGAAGTACAAGTACCGAAACCAAGAAGACATCTTAGAGGCCGTTAAGCCTATATTGGCTAAGTACGGACTTACTATGATTGTTACCGACACCACCATTGACATTGGCGGACTATTAGTTGTTGATGCCAAGGCAAAGGTTTGGGACTCAGAAGGAACTTCTGTTGAGGTTCATGCGCAAGCAGGAATCGACATTAACAAAAAAGGTATGGACTTATCACAGACTTTTGGGTCTGCAAGTTCCTATGCCAGGAAGTATGCACTTAATGGATTGTTCTTAATAGACGATACTAAAGATGCAGACGCTACAAACACACACGATACCACTCAGACTGTCGCAAGACAAAAGCTAAAGCTTGTGAAGACCTCAGAAGCTTTTGATAAAGTCAAGGAGTATTTGGACAAGGGAGGGAGCCTTGATGAGGTCAAAAAGAAATACGAAATAAGTAAACAAGTAGAACAATTATTAATTAAGTAAATTATGAGTGCAACAATCACCTTCAACTTGAATCTAAGTAAATTAGACAAGTCAAAGATCGTTCAAGGAAAGAAAGGATCTTACTATCCATTAACGGTATTCGTTAATGACAACACAGACCCTTATGGTAATAACGTAGCCATCGCTACAGGACTTACCAAAGAGGAACGTGAAGCAGGAGCTAAAACTGAGTACATTTCAAATGGAAAGGTAATCAAGACTGATGGCTCTGTTTCATTAGCAGAAAGAGTAGAGAATAATGCACCTGCTCAAAAGCAAACCCAAGAAGCAGATTTCCCCTTCTAAGCTTCCCTTTAAGTCAAGGGGGCTTTAGGGCCCCCAAGACTTATTAAACTAAACTAACTATACGATGACTGAAAGACAAAGGCAAGACCGAGATGCCCTGATAGAGCATCTGGTACGAGAGTGTTATATTGACCCTAACGAAAGAATAGAACATCCTCCCGTAGCTATTAGCTTAGGAGAACATACATATAAAACAAGAGAGGGTATTGTTACCTATCCTACACCGATAGGAACTTATGGAAACTTTAGTTTCATACAAGCCCCTCCAAAACATAAAAAGACATTTTTAGTTAGCTTATTATCAGCAGCTTACTTAGGTGGAAAGTCTAAGCGATTTGTTGGAGGACTAAAAGGTCATAGAAACGATAAGTGCTTATACCACTTTGACACGGAGCAAGGGAGATTTCACGCACAGAAAGTATTTAGGCGAGTCTTAGATATGTGCGAATTGGAGGACGAGTGTTACTCCACCTTTGGTCTAAGAGCGCAGTCTCATGACGAGCGATTAGACATTATAGAATATGTGCTAAAGCACAATGAAGACATAGGCGTTTTAGTAATAGATGGAGTGGCCGATTTAGTGAGTGACGTAAACAACATAGAAGAAAGTAATATGGTAGTAGGTAAGATTATGAAATGGACAGAGATGTATCAAGTTCACATCATAACCGTTATCCACACCAACCACAATTCAAATAAGCCAACGGGGCATTTGGGTTCGGCTTTAGAAAAGAAAGCCGAGACCCAGATACAATTAGAGAAAGATGAAGAAAACCCAGACATCATCAACGTCAGGTGTAAAGCCAGCCGAAGCAAAAGCTTTGATGACTTTTCTTTCTTTGTCAATGACTATGGCTATCCTGAAGTTGCAGGCCAAAACCTTGAAGTATTAGATTATATTGGAAATGCACATACACTTAGAAATACCGCTTAGAGCTGTACCTCATCAGTCTGTTAGAATGACCAGAAGTGGTCATAGCTATCAGCCTAAAAAAATTATCGATTACAAAGATGCTGTTGAAGAAATGGTCAGGAGTCAACTCCCTGACCATTTTTCTGTTATACCTAAAGGAACACCAATAATGATAAACAAGCTTCACTATCAATTTGAGATACCTAAGAGTTGGAGCAAGAAGAAAAAGGCTGAGGCACATTGGATGACCTCAAGGCCTGATTTGCACGACAACTTAAACAAGGCACTATTTGATGCACTTGAAGGTGTAATATGGGAAGCAGATCACAATGTAGTAAAGATTGACAATATGGAGAAGTATTACGGAGAAGACAACCTAATAACAATAGAAATACAATGCTTGAACTCTTAGCTAAAAACCATAAGCTGTGGATAAAGATGGTGGTTGGATTTGGCTGTGATGTAGACACCGCAAAGGACATCGTTCAGTCGATGTACTTGCGTATTCATAAGTATGTGAAAGATGAGCAAAAGATAATGTATAATGATGATGAGGTAAACCGATTCTTCATTTACGTTACCCTAAAGAATATGTGGAAGACTTATGAGAAGGGCGCAGATAAGTTTGTGTTCTATGAAATAAGAGAAGACGATGCAATGGACACGGAGCTTATGGAGTTTGCCTTTGATGAGGCTATGGAGACGGCTTTTGAGCGTCTCTTAGACAAGATCGGACAAGAGATGGACTCTTGGCATAGATACGACAGAATACTCTCTGAGAAGTACTTAAAGTCAGACTATAGCCTTAGAGATATAGCTGCTGGGTCAGGCATTAGCCTTACAAGTATCTTTAACAGCATGAGAGAGAATAAGAGAATCCTTAAGGAGAAGTTCGCTGAGGATTACGAAGACTTTAAAAATGGAGATTACAATTTAATTTAATTCAATATGGATAGTATTAGTAAATACGAAGAAAACAAAGAGTATTATGAAAACTTGGACAAGCGTACTAAAGAGTACAAGAACTACAAGAACTGGAAGGAAAACCAGGAGGCCGCATCAAAGGGCTTGGGAGATAGCCTTGAAAAGGTTTTTGAGGCTACAGGAATTGCAGATGCAGTTAAGTTCATTGCAGGCGAAGATTGCGGATGTGATGAGCGCAAGGCTAAGCTAAACAAGCTCCTGCCTTTTAGAAATCCAGAGTGCTTTACAGAAGAAGAGTATCTGTGGCTATCTGACTTATTCGAGAAGCACACTAATGTAGTTGATCGGACCACACAGCAAAAACTGGTCGATACCTACAACAGAGTCTTTCACAAGAAGCAGCGCTTAACGAGCTGCGGTTCTTGTGTCAGAAGAGTCTATAATGACCTCAAAACATACTTCGATAAGTACAATAGTTAATTTCTTGTTAAGAGGTCTTGACATATAAACAATTTATGAGTAAGTTTGAGTAAACATTTAAATCAAGTATATGGCAAAGTTTGAAGTCAAGATTACGCCACTTAGAGATGATGAGAAGCGAGACCGTAATTGGTATAACGTAAGCATCAGCACCTACAAGGAATCTATTAGTGGTAAGTTTGAGCATTGGGAGCTTAGAAGTCTAATTCAACAGTTAGACAATGCAATCCGATAGAAAGAAGTATCCTGTGTTCTCAGGGCTCATTAAATACTTCCCTGATGCGCTATTAGAGGTATCAAGATGCTCTTGGGCAGGGAATCAGCAGCATCACCCAGATAAGCCACTACATTGGGATAGGGGCAAGTCTAATGACCACTTAGATGCTATGCTTAGGCACACTATTCAATCTGGTCAAATAGATAGTGATGGAGTTAGGCACTCCGCCAAAGTGGCTTGGAGGGCCTTAGCAAACTTACAATTAGAAATAGAGAAAGCAGGACAAGATAAAATAGTCAACAATGAGAACGATTAAATGTCAAAATAAGGTTGTTCGTGCAGATGACTATACCTGCACGAAAAGAGGGCCTGTTCTTGATGGCGAAATTATCACCGACTATGGAATCTTTGTTTATGACAAGGACAGATACATAAAAAGAATAGATAAAGAATGATGGAGGTCGAGGTCGGTAAGGATCTTATTGATAGAGCAGAGCTAAGGTCTTCTGCTGTAAGCAAGACCTCAACTCTGTTACATAAGTACGGCTCAGAGAAGAAAAGGATATTTGAAGGATATTTAGGAGAGGAGATCGTAAAAGAATACTTAGGCATACCCAGCGTAGACGATGACTATGAATATGATTTAATATCGAATAAAGGAAAGAGACTTGAAGTAAAGACAATATCTTGTAAGTTCAAGCCTCATGATGATTATCTATGCACAGTTAACTCAAGCTACCTGGACTCGGTAAGAAAGCAGGCTGCGGATTACTATGTGTTCGTTAGAGTGCTTAACAGTTATGAGACCGCATGGCTTCTTGGATATATAGAATGTGACAAGTTCTTTGAACTTGGCAAGTTCATAGAAAAGGGAACAGACATGGGGAAGTTTAAGTTTGTAAAAGCAAATGCAACAGTTCTACCTATATATAAATTAAATCAATTTTAAAGCTATGCCAATACCTAAACCAAGATCAGGAGAAAAACAATCGGAGTTTATCAGCAGATGTATGTCTGACGGGACTATGATGATTGAGTACAAAGAGAATGAACAGCGATTAGCCGTGTGCTATGTTCAATGGAAAGAGAAATGAAAGCGCAATACAAGAATTACAGCGTTGAGGCTAAGGCTTATGTTACCGATTGGAAGTGGAATCTATTGCCTGCTATTGAACTTAGTTGGGACAATGTATTCTTTTGTGCACAATTTTCGTTCTTGTGTTTTAATTGCTTTATAGACTTTACCAATGAAACTAAATTATCTGAGTGGTCTGCCCGATTTGACCAAGAAAGCAAACAGGCTTATGAAAGAGCCGAATCAGAGGAGAAGGCAGATTAAGAATAACGAGGCGGAACTTGTTTACCTTGACGCTATTACTACCATAGGTAATATGGTTGTAGAGGCAAGAAAGAACAGAGATTCTGAGAAGCTAAAGCAGATGGCTATAGCCATACAGCAAATAGCCTTTTATGTGAACGACTTACAAATGGAACGAGAAAACTTATACCTACAGATATGAAAGTTTACTTTGGAACGACAAGTTGGGACGGCTGCATATTTACCTTTAATGTGTGCTTCAGGAAGAAGAACTACGATTATCTGTTGGAGTTTGAAACAAGCAGGCATTACCTGACAGTTTACTTGTTCTCTGCTTGGTCAGAAAGTAGAGGTATAATAAGATTCATTGACAGAATGTTTAACAGAATAGAAGAGAGCAAGTCTGCTAAGAACTCAGAATTTAAACGCAAAAGATAGACGAAGATATGAAAGAATATCTAATTGAAGAATTACCAGAAGGTGATCTTATGCAAATCGAATTGGCTATTAGTCGATGGGAAAATATATATTCAAAAGTATACAGAAAGACTAAAAGACTTAGAATCCCAATAGTTGATTATAGGTCTATTTTTGAAGAAGATATTGATTGGGTTGTTTGGTATGTATATGACCTGCAGGAAAAGAAACTATATTTAGAAGATAAATTATGATAACACTACTAAACGGAGAAGAGTGGCAAGAGGCTGACATTCTCAAAAGAATGGAGGACGACTCTTTTTACTATGGGCATTTAGGCCAGCACGCTTTAAGCAGCTCTGCCCTAAAGAAAGTGCTGACAAGCCCTAATGCCTATTTAAAGTCGCTTAGGGTGTCGGATACAGGACAAGCCCTTAGAGATGGTCGGCTTATACACATGAGTATCTTAGAGAAAGAGAAGCTATCTGATCTGATTGTTATAGAAGGCACAAAGGCTAAGAAGGAGTTTAAGGATGCCGTTGAGGAGCACGGAGAGCACATGGTCTATACGGAGTCAGAAATGCAGAACGCTTATTGGATAGCCGATGCGGTACTGAATAACAATGAAGCATCCTTTCTGTTAGAGGACTGTGACTTTGAGATTCCTGGAGTAGCTATGTTAGACGGCTTGGCCTTCAGGGCCAAAGCCGATGTGATCTCTAAAGACAGAAGAAAGATTATTGACGTCAAGACTACAAGTGCCGATGTTAATGACTTTAGGTATGCTGCAAAGAAGTTCTCTTATGACCTTCAGGCTGCGCTATATCTAAAGGTCTTTAATGCAGATGAATTTGTTTTCCTTGTAGTGAATAAGGATACAAAAGATATTGGTATATTTGAATGTAGCGAGCAGTTCTTGGAGTGGGGTAACAATGCTGTAGAGCACGGAATCAAGATGTATAAGTATTGGCTTGAGGATCCCATTGCAAGAGCTCAGATTAAACAGAACTATGTTATTAGAGGAATTTTATAACTATGATGGTAGGGAGGATAAATTAATAGCCCAAGACGCTTATCTAAGCACTTTACAATGTTGGTTTCTATATAATGAGTTTGACATCTATGAAAGCTTGCTGATAACCTTTGAAGAAAGAGAGCAGTACGCAGTATGCGAAGGCATCAATCAAGCACTCTCTCGTATAGAGGAAATAATGAATGACAGATTCGAGGAAGCTGATAAGTTAAAAGAAACGGAGTTCGAAGTGGTTTACACCCACGAAGAACATAAAAGAATAAGTAGATTAATTTTTGAGGATATATTAAGAGAGGTTTATGAGAAGCAAGTTAGTAAGTATAAAAAGAATAGTTGAGTCCGAGATAGGCGAGCGTATAGACACTCGAAACAGAACGAGGTATCTGACATACGCAAGAGCAGTTTACTGCAAGACGGGAAGAGATATGGGCCTATCTCTTTCTGCTATAGGCAAAGAGATTAATAGAGACCACGCTACAGTTCTGCATAGTGTAAGGAACATCTTTGATTTTGCAATGCAAGATCCTTACTATAAGAGACTGTATCAGACGTTGAGCGTAGTCTTCCAAGACGCAGCGAAGAGAGAGATACCTAAGATGGAGGACTTTGACGCTATGTTAAGGCTGTCAGAGAAGGTAGAAGAGTTGCAGAAAGAGAACGATGCCTTAAGACACAAACTATTGCTTCTTAGAGACAGCGAGAACAGATTTGTCGATATGTTTGAGGGATTGAATGAGGACGAGCTTGATGAGGTATATAATAAATTAAATATATTCGTTAAGGTCATCAAGGGTAGAGTTTACTCTTATGCCTAAAACGAGGGTAAGTCCTTATAGATTGGGTAGTCCTAAGACACCCAATCCAATGAAGGAGATGAGTTGGTGTTTTAGTAAACATATTTATGTGAGTTGTGAGATAGAGGGATTCAAGGTGGGTCGGTATTGGGAGATGGGTGATAAGTACAAGATAACCATTAAACAGGGAAGCAAGTACAGCGAGACACCCTATGAATATACGAAGGAGAATGTGATGGATGCGATCTACGATACTTATATAAAACTATACGAAATGAATTATGTCAAAGAAGAATAAGTCAGACGAAATACGATCAACTGACGGCAGGAAGTATAACAAACGACTGCCGTCTAAAGTAAAGTTAAAGCAGGAAATTACTTCTAAGCCTCCAGCAATGAATCAAGCTAAGAAAGACAGAGTAGGTAAGTTTGCAGTTAACGCAATCAAGAAAGTCTATGGGTCAGAGGCAGGAGCTATGGAGAAGCTTGCAGAGCTCTCTGGAGAGAGTTTCCAGCACTTAAAGTTACTTCTGGAGTATGCCTATGGCAAGGCAGGAGAAAACGTAGGAGAAGTAGCCCCAAGAAGAACTAACGCTCCTGTGATTAACTTCTTTAATACGGAGCTGCCACAAGGCAATAAGGAAGACGATACCATAGACATCGAAGCTGAAGAAATAGACGATATACAAGATATAGAAATAGATGAAGACACAGATAGCTCTACATCCTAAGTATCAACCTTTGTTTACTTCTGACTCCAGGTACTTTATAGTAACTGGGGGAAGGGGATCGGGGAAGTCTTTCGGTGTGGCTGTGTTTCTACTCAGCCTCACCTATGAAGAAGGACACAGAGTGCTCTTTAGCAGGTACACGATGTTATCGGCTCAAACCTCTATCATCCCTGAGTTCATTGAAAAGATAGATATGATGGGCCTACAGTCGGACTTTCGTATCACTAAGGATGAGATCATAAATATGACCACTAAGAGCACTATAATGTTCAAGGGTATCAGAACATCAAGTGGCAATCAAACGGCTGCCCTGAAGTCCTTAAATGGCGTTACCACCTTTGTATTGGATGAGGCTGAAGAACTTGTAGATGAGAATACCTTTGACAAGATAGACTTCTCTGTTAGAACGCAAGACAAGCCTAACAGGTGTATTATGATTATGAACCCTGCTACGAAAGAGCATTGGATATACCAACGCTTCTTTCAGAACATGGGAGTTCCTGAGTCTTACAATGGCCACGAGAAGAATGTGACGTATATACACACGGACTACAGAGACAATGCAGAGAACTTGTCTCCTTCGTTTCTGCAGCAGATCAGAGAGATGAAGGTCAAGAGGCCTGATAAGTATCAGCACGCTATATTGGGTGGGTGGCTTAGTAAGGCAGAAGGTGTGGTCTATAAGAATTGGAGAGTTGGAGATTACGAGCACAAAGAGCTTAGTTGTTGGGGGCTGGATCCTGGTTTTGCTCAGGACATTACTGCGCTTATTCAGATAAGCGTAGATAATGAGAATAAGAAGATGTGGATTAAGGAAGGCTTCGGTAGCAAGAACCTGACGACTTCTCAGATAGCAAGTAAGTGCAGACAGCTTTGCGGTATTGATTTAATCATATGCGATAGTAGTGAGCCTCGATTAATCACAGAGCTAAAAAACCAAGATATAAATATAAGGGGTGCCATAAAGAAGAAAGGGTCAATTCTGTCAGGAATTGCCCTTGTCCAAGATTACGAGATGATTGTTGATAGACACAGTCATGGAATCATTAGGGAGCTCAATAATTATATATGGCAAGAAAGAAACGCAAAGCCTATAGATAATTACAATCACTTTATGGATGCGCTTAGGTATGCACTTCAGTTTTTAATACAAGGAAAATCTTTAGGAAGATATGTGATTAGATAAGATATTTTTACTATCTTTACTAAGTCAACATTACGGTTAGTTATCCTGTGGGGGCAGCGAACAATAGTAGCTGCTCCCATTTTTTTATCTTCAATCAGGATCTTTAACATAGTAGGGGTAATCTTGCTCTTTAACATAGTATCCCCCTCACTACCCCCTTTAATAGCGTATCCCCCCTTCAGATTGTTATATTTATAACAACTTGTTATATTCTTTATAGTTGTTAAAAGAATGTTAAAGTCAGAAAAGTTTGGCTTTTTACAGAAAAATGTTTTTACGTTTGTAATGCAATAGTGCAACAACTAAAAACTACTATTATGAAATCAGAACAATTCAAACACAATTTAGCCAAGCACAAAAGACAAGCTAAGGCAGAGCGAGAAGCTATTAAGAAGTACGAAAAAGACTTCACTAACTTCTTGACTAAACTACAATTAGACCAGTTAACTAAGTAACCATGGAAACAAAAACTATTTATTACGATGGCCTTGAGATCAGGCTTGAATGTGACATAGAGGAAGGTAATAAGGGTGATGGATATATCACCCCCATTGAAAGGGATTATCTTTATATATCTTCCGTTATTGTGGTTCATGATAATGGGGATGAGTCTGATATTACGGGCATCGTTAGCGGCCGCACTATAGATGAATGGCAATTAGAACTAAATCAATAGCTATGAACAATAAGAGCTTTGGATTGATGCTCGCTATTTACCTGGGAGCATTTATATTGACTGTAACTACATTTATTAATCTGATTGGCTTGGCCGTCTTAATTTGTTGGTAATGGATAACAAAGAATTTAGCGCAATGGCAGTAGCAATATGCTTGGGCATATTCGGTGTACTGATACTATTTAGAGTATTAACCTTAATAATTAATTTGATATGATACAGGTTAAAAGCATAAAAGAGTTTAATACACGCAACTTGACCGCAAAAGAT